TCCTGCTCAGTTGCGCCGTGCGGATATTCACCCTTGACGGTCGGCGCCCCGAACTTGTCAAGGAAAGTCAGCCACAACTTGACGCCGCCGCGCTTGAAGAACACGGGCCAATACAGCCAGTGCGCAAGTCCGAGGCCGTAAGGCTCATCGTCGTGATCGGCGCCGGTGGCGTAGTGCCAGAACTTGCGGTCCGGCAGGAGCTCTCCGGTCGACGTCGACGAGGTGATCAGACGCACGCGCATCTCGCCATCGAATCGGAAGCGCTCGCGATCACGCACCCGGATCTGATCGATGACGACGCGATTTCCGTCGCGCCCCCACAAGACTTCACCGACCGCATAGCCGTAGAAGACGCCATACAGCATGCCGTAAGTCAGCCTATCGAACTCGATCGACTCGAGCTGCTCGCGCAAGAAGTCCGCGGCTTCTTCCTCCTTGGAGGACTCTCCGCCCGGTACGACCTCCCAGTCACGCGAGACGACCGAGAGTTGACGCTGCGAGAATGCCGTCTTCACCTGATCGTCGCGCAGCACCTCGCGATATAACTTGTATTGGCCGGCGCCCCGGGCGCGCAGGATCGAGTCCTGAACCTGCAGAAGTAGCATCGGATCTACGTAGCCGCGCGTGATGTCGCGGCCGTTCTTGATCGTCGCGACTTCATCCATGCTTGCCGGCGCCATCTCGGCGAAGCTCACCGGGACGATCAGGCCGCTGTCACGCTCGATGTACGCGCTCATCCGAAGCCACCGATATCGAGATTTCCCGGCACCGAGCCGAAGCCAACAGAGCGACGCGGCTTGTTCATTCCGCTGTCTTCCACCTGGATAGCCATACGGCGCCGACCGGTCGACTGAAAGTCGATCGCCGTGCCGCGATTGACGACCGCGTACTCTGCGAGAGCGAGCGAGATCGCGAAATCGCCGTGGCGCACGAGGTCCGGTTCCTTGAGGTCGCGCCGCTCGAGTCGGCCGATCATCGGTATGCCGTCAATGTCCTGTATGGCGCGAAGGTCGCTCGCGTGATCCGCGTCCGCAGGCAGGTCGTACGACCCATCCTCGAAGCGCTGAATCATCTTCGGCATCCACTCCCCGTACCACTTTCGGCTCAGGTCGATCTGGTGTACGCGTGCCTGGCCGAACTTGTCAGCCGTGTATTCGGCGAGGATCGAGCCAGGCCCGGTCGCGTCCATCGCAATCGCAGTAGCAGGCGGCAGTGCAGCGATCACAGTCCAGAGGATTTGCTCCTGCTGGCGCGTTGGAACGTTCTGCATCTCGAGCACCCAGGGCGCTCTGCGGCCGAGTGTCTGCTGGAGCTCGAGCGGACAAAGCACGGAGAAGTGACGATGCCTCGCATAGTCCAGACCGAGCCCATACGTGCGGCCGCGATCGATCTGTTCCAGCAACGGATCGAGCTCGACCGCGATCCACGCGGCGACGTGTACCTCTCGGTCGCGCTCGTCGCGGGCAGCGAAGTCATCGTCGAGCGCGAGCCGGAGCACCGGCCGCGCTGCTTGCATCGCGCGCTCGATCCATACACCTGGGATCGACGTGCCGCCGCCGTCACGGGGTACGGCGTCGAGCTCTTCGCGCATTGCCGAGACCCTCGGGCCATAGCTTGAGCGGATGCCCGTGTACCAGCCGTGCTTGCCTTCAGCTGTCGCCTCCTTGCCGCTCATCATGCAGACACGCTCATAGAGCCCGTTCGAAACGGCGTCGTCGAATGTGACCTTGAAGACGACAGCTTCCTTGCCGTAGCGGCCGTCCTCGACGTCTTTGATCAGCTGATAAAAGGCATTTCGCCGGCCGTTGTGCGTCGAGATGATACGGATGTCGCCGCCCCAGATCAGGAGCGCCGTGGTCGCGTCGAGCACGGCCTGGACGTCTTGGTGGAACGCGGCCTCGTCGATCACGACCTTTCCCTGCAGACCACGAATATTTGCCGGACGGCTCGAGAGCGCGACGATCCAATGGCCGGAAGCGAACCGGATGCGGTAGGCCGCGATGTGCCGCGTATCGCCGCTATCATCCTGGTCCTCGAAGATGAACTCCTCGATGCCGGACACGCCCTGGCCCTGCGCCTCGGCGATCACGCGGGCGAAGCGTGCGCAGTAGCCGATGAATTCGCGGCCCTTCTCCTTCGTGTCGCCGACGTAATAGATGTTGTCGCCGCCGGCGTTGCGCCGTGAGGCCGCCGTAATCGTGTCGTCGAGCGCCTCTGCGAACGTGATGCCGGTACGCCGGCCCTTTTCCGCTACCTTGATCCGCGCGCGGATCTTTGCCCACTCTGCCTGATGGCGCATGAGCACGCCTTCGGCGAGCGGATCGAAACCGGCCGGGATCTCCCGTACGGACGCAGGGAGTTCGTCCCAATCGATAACGCGGACCGTGTCGGCTAGCGGCTTCACGCTGAGTCTGTTCCTTGCCGAGGCAGCGGGTCTAACAGTGCGCCGCCAGATATCTCGCCAGCTTGAAGTTCCGACGCTTCGTTTTCGGTCGCCTTCCTCTTACCGCTTGTATTTCGGCGGACCTCTCTACGCGCGCTTCGTCCTCCAACATCTTGCGTATTTTCGGGTTAAGTAGAGCTCTCTCAGCCGCTCGGAATTCCTGCATTTCAGTTGCTCCTGTTTGCCAACTTAACGTCGTTTCATGCAACGACACCCAAGACCTTCTCGCGCCAGAACCGCGCCTGGTCCTCGCTCATGCCCTGGGCCTTCGCCGTCTCGTCGACGACATCCTCGACCTTCTTGGCGATCTCGCGCCGGATCCTGATCTCGCGATCGGCCGACAGCTTGTCGGCGCTCGCGAGATCCTTGATGGCGCGCGCGAGCAGCATGACCTCGCTCGCCTCGACGTCACCGTCAGCGCGGCTGCCGAGCTCGCCCAACGTCTGAAACGCGACCGTGCGCAGCATTTCCGAGAGCAGCCGTCCGACGTCGCCGTCCGGTTCCTGATCGAGTTTGCCGATCCAAACCTTGGCGACCTCCTGTGCCTCGCGGTAGCGTGCCATCTGCTTGCGTGCCCGCTGGGCATAGTTGCCGACGGCCGTCCTAGATGGCGCTTCGTCGCCGATCATCTCGCGTAGGCGATCGACGATCTCGTCGATGGTTGCCCGCCCGTCTCGGATCAGCTGGTCGACGACCTCGCGTATGCGCGGGTCCAATCGCTCGATCTTCGAGCGCTGCGCCATCCGATCAGCTCCGCGGCCGCGGCCGCTGCACGCCGCTGACCGTCGCGTTGCCGGAAGCGACGTCGCCGCCGCGGGCCGTCAGCGTTGCGATGCGCAAACCGCCCGCCTCACGCGTACGCACGAGACCCTGCTCGACCAGCCAGTCGAGATCGGCGCGCAGGCGATCGGCGCTGATCTTGTGGGCGTAGACGGCATCGAGCAGACGACGCAACAGCTCCTCGTTCGCTTCGTAGCCCGTACTCTCGGCGAGCAGGAGGAGGATCGAAAGCCGGCGATCGGCATCGATGTGAGCTTCGTAGCTCATGTCTTCGGGCCTCGCTCGGTCAGCAGGTACTCATGCAGCCGGTCGAGCAACCGCGTCGTTGCATCGAGGCGAGCCGATAGCTCGCCCAGCTTCTGGTTGCTGTCGGAGAGCTCGCGCCGCAAATCATCGAAATGCTCGAACTCCGGGCGCGCGTCGATCGAGCGGTCTATCTGGTGCAGCCGACTCTCGATGCGATCGACACGTCCCTCGGTTACGTCTACCCGGCTCATACATGCCGCCCGGACGGCGTTGATGAGCTTCGTGCTGACGCGCTGTCGGTTCTGCCACCAGGTGTAGAGCGCGACGCCGGCGATGGCCATGCCCTGCACGACATCCCAACCCAAGCGCCACGCACCCCAGTCCGTCAGATCCATCAGTGACTTCCTCGCCAGGTGAAGCCGCAGCCCGCCATGTCCTCGTTCGGGTCATGGCGGTTGTTGAAGGGCCGGCCGCTCGTCGGGTCGCTCGTGTGGACGTACGAGCAAATGCCATGCCGGCCGAACCGGCGCGACAGCTGCAGAAAGCCGCCGGGCGCCGAGTCACCGTCGACCGACCGCGGGCCCAGCAGTACGGTCAGCTCGGTATGCGCGCAGCCGGCGATAGCGAGCGACAGCGCGACGAGCGCGATTCTGTTGAAACGACGAGACACCCTAGTTACCGAGTGGTGCCGTGGCTCGCTTGCGACCGTAGGCCGCGACCAGCAGACCGCCGATCTGAACTCCCTCAAAGGCCCATTCCATGACCCGGGTCGAGAGCGTGGCGACTTCGGCGTCACCGATACCGAAGAACGTGCCGAGTGCGAGCGCGACGCCGCTCCCCGCCAGGCCCTTAATCGTGAGGGACTTGTACCACTTCTTCTTCATGACGGACTCCTGTACTGCCTCTGACTGATGCGCCTGCTCTGCACGCCGCTTTCGAGCGCGACGCTTCTTGATGCTCTGTATGGGCCGGATCGCTCGCCACGCGTGGACGACGTCCCAAAGACTCATCGCAGTCTCCGGACACCGATCACCCGGTCCGCCGGATATCGGGCAACCGACACGGCGTCGCCTTGATTCCCACCGATGACCTCGACCTGGTTGCCGACGGTCGTCTTGTAGAAGGCGACGTGCCCAGGCGCATCGATGACCTCAGGTCCCGGCTGATCGCCGGCACCTCGTTTGAAGATCACGACGTCGAAGCCCGGCACGGCCACCTCGAGCGCGATCGGCTCGCCGATCGTGAGCCACG